GGTTACAAAGCCAAAGGGGAGAAATGCCCATATACTTTGCAATCATTTTGCGACTTGGTAGATACAGACATGGGAGGTATAACGCGCATCATGGAAATGATTTCAAATGAGATATCACCACCAGAAGATGAGAGCCAAAAAAACGTAGTGGCGAAGGAGGAGAGCTCACACTTGAATACATCGAACGTTTTTGTTTCGGAGTTTTAAGATTTCCCCCTTCGCAATACAATGAAATGAGTTTTAGAGATGTTGTTATGGCTATGCAAGGTTATAACAATTTCTTTGAACAACAGGAGCAAACACAATGGGAACGAATAAGATGGCAAACAACTTTACTATTAAACGTACACACGGCAAAAGGTAAAAGTTTAAAGCCAAAAGATTTAATTGAGTTTCCATGGGAGAATCCGACAAAGAAAGAAACTAATAGAAGTTTGACAAATAACGACAAGTCAATATTTGACAAATGGGATAAAGAAGCATAAATGGCAATAGGTAAACTACTTTTAAAGCTGGGTATTGATACCACTAATCTTGATAAAGAGTTAGGAAAGGTAGAAAAGTCTATGACAAAGTTTGGACAAAATATGTCTAACCTTGGCTCTACATTGACCCAGTCATTGACATTGCCTATTATCGGTGTAGGTGCTGCTGCTTTAAAATCTTTTGCGGATATGGAAAAACTGCAAAATGGTTTAATTGCCATTATGGGAAGTAGCGAAGGGGCTGCCATAGAATTAGAAAAGTTAAGAAAAGTTGCAGAGAATCCTGGTCTTGCTCTTCCCGAAGTTGTTAAGGCCTCTGCCTCTTTGCAAAGTGTAGGTATGAATGCCGATGCAGCTCGTGAAACTATAACCCAGTTTGGTAATGCAGTAGCAAGGGCAGGCGGAGGTGCAGAACAATTTGATGGAGTAGTATTGGCATTATCACAGATAAGCGCAGTTGGTAAAGTTACACAAGAAGATCTTAATCAGATTAAAGAAAGACTCCCAGAGTTTGCAAGAGTCATGAAAGAGGAGTTTGGTGTTGTCACTGCCGAAGGAATAAGAGAGCTGGGAATAAGTAGTGAGGAATTTATAAAAAGGTCTGTTGGTGCTTTAGGTAATTTGGAAAGAGCCAATGGAGGATTAGCTAATACTTTTGATAATTTAAAAGACAATGTAGGTGCATCATTGGCAGAGTTAGGTAAAGCAATAAATGAAACATTAAATTTAGAGGCAGTTGTAGCTACATTTAGCGCAGGATTACAAAGATTAGTTGATGGTTTTAAATCACTTAATCCAGAGACGCAAGGCTTTATAGTAAAAGCTGGTTTAATTATAGCAGCAATCGGGCCTGCAATATTTATAGTAGGTAAATTAATTACTACTTTTGGCGCATTAGTAGGTACTATAAAACTTATTAGAACTACTATTTTATTTATGACAACAGGAGTACAGGCTGCGTTTGCATCTTTACTTGCTAATCCTGTTATACTTGGTATTGTAGCTGCCATTGCCGCTATTGGTGCTATTGCTTTATATGTATACGATAACTGGCAGGCATTTAGTGATAACTTTAAAAACATTTGGATAAATATAAAGAACTCTGTTATGCAAGGAGTTACTTTTGTTTTAGGTAAATTAGATAATTTACAAAAAGCATTAGGTTTAAATTTGTTTGATTTATCCGGTATGACAAAATACCAAGAACAACAAAGAATAGTTGCAACAGAGTTTAAAAGCATAGGAGAAACAGTTGACAGCCTTAAAGGTAAATTTAAAAGTTTATTTACTGCTGCTCCAAAAAGTGGAGGCAAAACAGGAGGTATTGTTTCCGAGGATATAATAGAGCCAACGACTACAACGACAGGCGGAGGAGGCGGAGGTGTAATGGATGCTTCTAATACTTCTATGTCTGCCGTAAATTTGTTACCTACACTTGATTTACTTCCAGAAAAATTAGAAAGTGTTTCGGCTGCAAATGAAAGATTAAAACAAACAAACGAAGATGTAGCTAATTCTTTTACTAAAATTACGCCTGCTATAAAATCTGTTGAGGATTTATTAAGTCCATTACAAAAATCACTTGTTATGGGTATTGAGGCATTTGCAAATTTAGCAGAAAGCGGATTTAAAAGTATGAAAGAATTAGCTGCAGCAGTTAGGCAAAGCATAGCGGTTATTATTGGAGATATGATTAAGGTTTTTGTTGCTAAAGCATTAGCAGGCTTACCTCCTACTCCATTTTTATTAGCCATTGCTCCTGCTATTGCAGGTTTGGCTGGTTCATTAGGTAAAAACTTAATAATGAAAATAGGTGCTCCAAAGTTAGCCGAAGGTGGTTTAGCATACGGCCCAACTATGGCAACCGTAGGAGATAACAGAAACGCTCGTGTAGATCCGGAAGTAATTGCTCCTTTGTCAAAGTTAAAGTCAATGATGGGTGATATGGGCATGGGAGGAGTATTGGAGACAAGGATAAGCGGAAATGATTTGATTATATTGTTGAACAGATCACAAAAGGGTCTTAGCAGAATACAATAATGGCTGTAAGGTTTGAAACTACTGTATATAATGAAAAAGGCAGAAAAATAAATGTTGCTATAAAAGACAATGTTTTTTCTGGCATGACTTATAGTTTTGATACTATTTCTTTGTCATTACAATACGATAGCGAAAGCCAGCAAGGACAAGAAAGATTTACTCCTATTATCGGATCATCTTGCAATTTATCGTTACTTATAAATAATAACGATTTAGAGACATTATTACTTGATATTGGATTAGCAGTTGAGGGAAGGTTTACAATGCATTTAACTGCGTACGAAGATGATAATACTACGGTATCTTTTAATTGGTATGGTTATATAGTTACAGATTTAGTACAATTTGAGGATATACCTTTGTCTATTGGTTATGTTGCTCAAATATCTGCTATTGATGGATTAGGATGGCTAAAAACATTGGACTACAAAAGTGCAGTTGGGCCCTATAATGGACAAGACACAGTAGTACAACATATATTAAACTGCCTTAATCAATTAGATTTTGTCCAGAGTGAACTGGTGGCAAATAGCTTGCCAGTCCTGCACACTGTTTTTAATTGGAATGAGAATACAACTGCTTATAGTGCTGATAATGATTACGCATTATTAACAGTAATACAGCATAGGGCATTTTATCATAAGGATACAAAAAACAACTATATATATCAAAGTTGCTACGATGTTTTAAAAAAGATATGTCAAACCTTTGGCGCAAGATTAATATTTTCTGGCAATCAATATTGGTTTATACAAGTCAATGAATATGCAAGGAATCCTGCAGCTCACAGATATTTTAAATACAGTGCTTTAGGAGTACAGGCATCTGGTACATTTACTTTTGATTTTACCATGTCTAATATACAGACTAATTTACCAGGAAGTGATTTAATGAGATTAAGCGGAGGTAAATGGACATATTATCCTGCACTAAAAAATGTAGTTGTTAGATACAATCACTTTGCTAAACAAAACTTATTAGCCGGAGTAGAATATAACTATGCTACTAATACCACACCAATAACAACAATTACTCCGACATTAGACGCTACAAATGCAGATGCAAGATTATCATACACAGGAATACTTGGCTTTTATGCACAGGCTTTAAATCCTGTAAACTTTGAGCCTTTTCAGTTTGTATTTGCCGTAAAGGTAGCATCTATTATTAATAGCTTTCCATTACAAGGTTTTGCCTCTGCTGACTGGACATTGGGCAGCGGTTGGTTTATTAATAATGGAATACTTGAAGGTACAATAATAGCAACGGTAGCATACTACACTACTTTCACAGTTACATCTGGTAGAAATTATTATGTTAAAATAAAAGTAGATATTGAAAATAGTGGTAGCCTTAGATTACGTTTAGGTGGTGTTACAAAAACAATTACAGAAAGTGGTGATTATGACTATGTTATTTTATCAACTAACACCGATACATTACAATTAGATAGTTTATCTTCTCCAGGCTTTACTGGCAAAATTAAATCATTACAGGTAAAGCAAGAAAATAAGTATTTAAAAAGAAATGTAACATACACTAACGGTTTTAACTTTATATTAGAAGCTGCAAGTTGGGAAGATACATTTTACGAATATGAGTTTAATACGGAAACAATAACAGCAGATGCTGCTTTTGTTGCTTATAAAACTATCACATTTGATACTTTAGACATTCCAGAGAGTGCAGAGTATATATGGGAGATGCGATTAAAAAATATGCGCAATGAGGCAGGAACAAATGTTTCTGGTAATTTTAGTATATCATATTTATTAAGCAGTAATTATCTTGAATTTCTTCCGACTGGTGCAGTCTCCGGGCAAAGTGACATCCTTGAATATGGCTCTGACAATGACGATAAATCATCTACTATATTTAGCCTTGATACATATATAGGAGATGGGCCAAGTAAAACAACAGATGGAGGATTAAAAGTTTTAGAATCTGGCACCTATGAAAATAGCAGCTCATGGGATGTTAGCAGCGGATCAGGCTTTAACAATGT